ACGCTACCAAAAACCATGGGTTCGTATTTTCTGCTGGGTCTTCAAAATATTTCTTCATTTCTTTTTTTTGTCTGATAGCAGCCAACTTATTACTAAGTCAGCTACTATGATTAAGATAATTAATTCTAACATTAAAATTCAGATTTAATGTAATCTGTGACCTTCTTTCCTGCTTGCATTACTCTTGTAACTTCGCCAGTGTTTTCGTCAACTACATCAATGAAAAACTTTATTGACCTAAGGAAGTCCTCACGTTCTTTGGTTTTCACCTTCAAATCTGACCATACAGCATCGTTCGAGTAGTCGTAAGTAGTTTTCCCTGCTACGCTCATTTTTACGCCATGAGCATGATTGTTTCCTTTCCTTACTTCTTCTATTGCATCATCTTTAATGCCATCAACTACTTTATCAATCAATTCTGATATTTTTTTAAGAAATGCAAATGCCTTCTCGCTTGATCCAGATTCTAAAATGTAGTCTGCTTGCTCTTTTGCAAGACTTTTAAGATCCGCCTTACTGATGTCGTAAAGCGGGCTTAATTGTTCGTAAATTGCTAATGGGTTTCTCATATTAAAAAGGGACCTCTTCGGTTGTTTTATTATTTTCCAAAGCTCTACTTGTTGCTATTTCTTTATATTCGTTAGAACTCTCAATCTTCTTTTTAAGGAAGTCTGGAAGGCTATCAAATAAATCCCAGTTAAACTCATCATAACTTAAAACTTGTGTCGGGTTTACCTGCTCTAAGCAAGCCGTTCCCTTCATTAATGGGCTGATGCTTCCAATCTCGGCATAAACCTTTGCAGTCTTGCTTTCTTTATGAACAACATTAATAGTGCAAGGCACTCCAATTAACCTCGTTATGTCAAAGCTTTTGGATTCTTCCTCCGTAAACTTCTTGCCTCTCCACGTCTCCAAGTGCTGGCGTAAGGTTGCTTTTTCGTGGAAGCTTAGTGTATATTCCTTTGAAAGAAAATAAGGCTGCTCTCCATTCTCTTCTTTATATACTTTTGTTTCTGTCGGGAACTCAAACCCTAATCTTACTTTGTGGTGTGTCTTTGTTTCACCATTTATAATTTCGGTTATTGTACCGATTTGTATCATCTGTACGCATCTTGCCACGTACATCCCTGATTCCATTGGGGCATAATCTCCACCGCCTGAATTTTTAGCTATTATAGCCATAATTTTACTTGTTTAAAATATTACTAATACTACTTTGTCCAATACTTGATCATAATCCACATAACAATTTACATGGTCAATACCATCTATAATGCCTATTAATTTAGTAGGACTAAACTGTTTTGAATTCTTAGAGTAAACTTTTAACCAACCTCCATCGATTTTATATTCGATTTGATGAAGTTGAAGGCTTATGGAATTCTCTAAGATTTCCATGATTAGGTTGAGTTCTTTTTTCATTGTTTTAATTGTTTAAAAATTTTAAAATAATACCTGTTAACGCACCGATTAAAGTAAGCGTTATAATTAACCCAATTCCAAATTGAATTAAATTATTTCGTGTTGCTTTATCCATGCCCAAAATTAAAACAAAAATTTGATTAAAAAAATAAATACGATTATTTTTTTTATTCTTTACTTTCCTCCAAAAAGAACCACCCTCTGGAGTTGAACTAAAAAGGAATGCAGTTAATAATAGTTGTTCTATGTTTGATTTGCCTTGATAAGCTTGCTGCCTTATTAATGCCAGCTTTCTAACCTCCACGTCTTGAATATCTTTTATTAGCATTAGTTTATTACTGTTAAGGTATAACCATCTCTTTCCCACCTTGCTTTCATTATATCCAGCTGGTGCAATTCTATTGTTTTGTTTAAACACCCTCTGCGTTGGTGTGATAGCAAAATATTGATTTTTTCTAATCTTGGATCTGCTATTGACTTTACTTTTGATTTTTTATGATTTCTTGTAAAATCTTCCTTTGGGAAATTCCTATTTCCTTTTGTTGCAAATTGATTAACTTTGTTTGCTTGTTTTTCTTCTACCATGATATTCCTGAATCTATTAAATCTAAACTTACTTTTTCTAACCATTTGTCAGCAAATTCCGCATCTCTTAATCGCTGGTCTTTGTTTGCTAACTTTAAACCTTTTTCTGTTTTAATGAAAACCCCTATTTTGTCCTGCAGGCTACAAATGTGATTCATTGGCTTGGATCCGGAAAGAACAAAATCCCTTTCGCATATTTGCTTGATTGTTTTGTAGAATGCTTTGTGATTCTCCAAAGTTTCTATCTCTTGTTTTTCTTTATTGTAATTCATTCTGTTAATATTAATGTTTCAAATCCATATTCTTTCAATTCCTTTATCCTGTATTCCTGAACCTTTGACAATTTGCCCAACAATGGTCTTTTAACCTCCACAAATAAAACCTTACCATCTTTTAAAGCCATTAAGTCTGGGATTCCGTTTTTTGATGTTTTGATTAATTTAATAACCAAAAAGCCTGAATCGGTAAACCTCTTTATAATCTTAGCTTGTATCTTGCTTTCTAACATATTCTTTAAAAAATTGCAGTGTAAAATCTTTTTTATTCATTACAGCCTTGTAAATATAAAACTCTATACCATTCTCGGCAAAAATCCAAAAGACATCATTTTTAAGCCTTTCCATCGTGCTAAGCCTGTCTCTGCTTTGCCAATATGATGTTGCTGAAAAATCAATATTGAAATATATCAAATATTTGGCATTTTTCAAACTTATTCCTTCCCGACCTGAAACAATTTGTAAAGCGATGTTCTTATCGGTGCTGTCAAACTCTTCAACTGTGTTACATAAGTTTTCACCAAATACCTTTTTTAATAGGTTATATTCTTCTTTGAATTTGTAGAATATCCCTATTTTAACTCCAGAAAACCTTTCTTTTATAAACTGGGCTTTACTGTCGTCTATAATCATAGAATTACCGCTTTCAAACTTTACCGTTCCGCTATAAAGCTGGTGAACCTTACTCATTAGCTTTACGTTTGTGTCCGCCAATATTACTTCCTGCTTACCCTCTATTATTAAATCTTTTTTAAGCTTGTTAATAATATCGTATGTCTGCTGTTTCATTTTTACGGTCAATACATTTTCCTTAACCTCCGTTGTAAAGCCAGCCTGCTTTTGCGTAAAACTTATAATATAAGGATTGATGTACTTTTGTATCAATTCTATATTTGCATCGCTGTAATCGTTTAATTCACCGTAAGATACATATTTCTTTTTAATGGTTACAAAATCTACAGCCCATTTATAAAAACTCTTATAATTAATAAAAGGACTATAATCCGAAACTGAAAATTGGTGATAAATCTGTGAATATGATTCTGGGCAAATTGTACCGGAAAGAAATATCATTGGCAAATGTGAAAACCTTTCTTTAATAAATTTTGTAGCAATATTCATTTTTGGATATGCTCCGTTCCTGTGATGCTCATCAGAAATAAGTAAATCAAAATCTTTGTCAGTTACTTTATGTAATGATTCATTATTAATAATTTGAATTTCAAAAGTATGCCCAAAGCTTTTGTAATCACTTTCTATTGACCCAATTGCTTTTTTCTTTGTCAAAAATAAAACCTTTTTAGCTCCGAAGTTTTTAGCTACCTCTAATGAAGTACAAGTCTTTCCTGTTCTAACTTCCATGTTAAGGTAAACAATCTTTTTGGCTTGTAATATATTTAAAGCCTTCATCGCTATTTCCTGCTGGTAGTCTCTTAATTTAAAATGGTGCATCTTCCAATGTATTAACGTCTGTAACCATGAACCACCTTTCGCCCTGTGTATTTCCTTCCGAAAATATAAATCCTTTGTAATTTGAATACTTCTCAACCCAAATATGAAACCTCTTTCTTGATAGTTTTTTGTAGTCAATATATTCGTTCACAAATGCTTCATAAGCTTTGCCCTTATTGTTTCGTGTATTGCTCCTAAAGTTTTCGCTATCATTGATCCATTCGTAAAACTCCATTGAAGTCTCTGCGATAAATTTTCTTAGCTTGATGTTTTTGGCATCCTGTTGCATCAATCCATCTCTTAAATAAGATTGCAAGCAAAAGACCATGTAATTATCGAAATGCGTAAAATCATTAACTGTCCAATCGTCAAAGATTTGTCTTTTGAACTCATCAAAAGGTGTGTTTTTCTTTCCGTAGTGCTGGGCAAATTCTATCTCAAATCTTCTTCTGTCGTGGCTGTTTCCCTCTCCTTTTATAGCGTAGTTGGTGCTGATAACCATTTTCGGGCTTTCCTTAACTGTTAACTTGATTGCATCTTTGTTCTTTCGCTCCAATGTCATGCCTTCGGTAACAAGACTAAATTTAGATTCAAAGTTAAAATTCTTAACTACATCATCAAAAACAAGTATTTGGGTGTCTTGCTGAACTGTTTGGTATGGAAAAGACTTCTTGTCGTCAAAAGTTTTACCATCCAAGATAGCAACCTTTCGGATCTGTTTAATTCCCTGAATAAATAAACCTTTGCCGGTGCCACCCTCTGGGTTTTCGCTTATTACTTCATCATTTAATATTATAGCCTTGTTATTGGTATTGTCCTTATAAGTACTAAGTAGATACCCAATTACAGATTCTATTGATTTATCCTTACAAATATTGTTTATAAAGCTTTTGTAATCATTCTCAAAGTTCAATGTCCTTTTAAACTCTCTATTAATTATTTGGTTCTTCCAAATATAACCTTCAATATCAATGTAATCTTTCAGTTCTATTTTGTCTGCTGTTACTTCTAATATGCCATTTCTAAATGCTATGTAAGATTTGTCCTTTTCATCCTTGAGCATCATTAATTCAATGGTGCTTAACATAGTTAGGTAATCGTCCGAAAACAATTTAGAAGAAGTACTGCAATAGTTCCAAACTTCGTTCTCTCGCTTACTTAAAAGGTATTCTAATACAAAGTCCTTAATCTTGTCCGATGATGTCTCCTCGACCTTGTTTGATTCAATAAAAACCAAGGTCGGATTATTTGATTCATGCGGGAAAAACTTTTTATAGCCATGCCTTTCTAAGAAGTTTTTAAAAAGCAAAGAATCTATTTTTAATTTTGGCTTTTTTTCTTCTGTATAATACCAAAAGAAGTCATGATCAACTTCCTCTTTTATTTCGGTGTAGGTGGAATCATCAATGCCAAACTTGTTAATAATTTCATTTTTTTTTAAATCCTTAAACGAACTTTTGATTTTATTAATCTTCTGCTCATTTTCAAAGTACTTAGTCCCAAATGTCATTTTTTTGTATGCTGACCGGATTGCCGTTATAGCCTCTTTCTCTGGAAAATCTCCAATAACAATATTGTTGTTAATATATCCAATAGCATAATCTTGGCTTACTCCATATTCACAAAAAGCACAAGCTAAAACGTAAATGTTTTTATTTCTTTCGCCAGCAACAAACCCATACTTTGCATCCCACCACTTCATCAAACGATTTACAATTTCTTCCTCGCTATCAATCGGGAGCAAAGGAACTTTCTCTGTCATTTGATAGCCTTCATCGTTTTCAATATTGCATTCAAATACTTTGGCATTTGGATTGTAATACAAGTCCGGATCATAAGATTCAAAACACACCCTATCAATGTTTGAACAAGCCGAATCGAAGTAATCGTAATTGAATCTATTTTCAAAACCTTTAAAATACTTTTTGTGGCTTTCCTTATTTGCCTCTGGAATTTTAATAACAGCTTTTAAGCCATTACCACTTGGGCTTTTAAATATTAATGTAATATGCTCATTCTGTTTTAATACTTCTTTAAATGATTTAATCTCATCCAATGGTATTCCATCAAAGTCAAGAACGCAAAGCCCTGAATGCTTAATTAAAGAGTTTGAATTTCTTTCCGAAAAATTGCCAGCAAAAAGAATGCAAGGTAAAGTAAGTTTTAACTTCTGCTTTGTCTCTTTATCTTCGGCATCTGCTATGGCTTGAATTGTTGCAGCGGAGGATCCGTTTTTTATTCGGTCTATTACCTTTTCCATGCTTACATGGTAAGGTACATCTTTACTGCCGTAAAGTGTTTTAAAAATAGTTATCATTGTTAAAATTAAAATTTAAAAAATAAAAATATACCTTTTTAGGTAAAATAAAAAATAGAATTACTTAAAAAAATATCAAATGTGTTGCGTGATACACTTCCAAAACACTTTAAAAAAATAAAGTGTTGTTTATAACTACCTAATTTATAATAAGTTATAAGCTACGCAACACTTGCAACACATTGAAACCCGATTTTTTGTAATTTTTATTTTTTTCATTTTTCCCGCTAAAGCAGTATATAGAGATACTTTTTTTTTCAATGTGTTGCGTTTGCATCATGATTTTAACTTATACTTAGTTATCAACGCATTCCAGTCTTGCTCAAAACATTGCTGTTCTAATCTTGATAATTCTCCTGTTGCAATCAAAATATTATACATTTGTTTATGCCATACCGTAAGATTGACCAGCTGGTCAACTGCTCCTTCACTCCCAAGGTCTTTATTCATTAAAACCATAAGGTCTTCTAATAAGGCTTTGGCTCGCTGTTTTGTCTTCATCTTAAACAATCCTATGCCATCGTCAATTTCGTCTATCAGAGACTGGCTTAATAAGGCTAAATACATAAGCCTTTTGGCTTCTTCAAATCTGTCTTTCATAATCTTCAATTACATCTGTTAACGAATATGGTAACTTCTTTAAAATAGTGTTAATCGCATTTAATTTATCTCTTAACATTGCTTGAACATACCAATCATGCTCTCCAGCAAGTTGTTGCTCAATAAAACCATACAATTCAATTAGTTTTTCTTTCATAATTCTTGTACTTATATTAAAGACCCCAAATGATTCTGGATTTTTATTTGTTCACCATAATTTTCTCGAACTATGTCAATATGAGCTAAAATTGATTTCGCAAATAACTCTAAATCATTAATTGGTGCATCAAGCATTATTGTTTTTTCTTTTTCTTTACCAAATTCTATCCACAACCCAAAAATAGTTGAATCCATTTCTTCATTAATTTCATTGTAACGAATTAACTCACGTGTGTCCGAATATACTTTTATATTAATCCCGTTTTCAAAATCTGAACTTTCAAAGTTTTCAAAGTCAATTATACATTCTGTTAATTCAATTATGTTTTTCATTTGTTTAATAATTTATTATTCATTTTTAAAATTTCCTTTACATCTTCCCGAGCCAAAAAGACAGTTGCCTTGTCTTTCATCTTTTGAGTTTTAAACACTGGCATCGACTGCTCCACCAGCATCTTGTAGAAGTAATGATAACTTATGCCTGTATCATCTGCCAATCGTTTGATTGAAACGCCTTTTTTCACCAATTCCATGTACTGATTAACTATTAATCGTACATCGTCTTTTATCTTATACTTTTTCATTTGACAAAAGTACAAAAAATAATTTGATTTATTTTTATTAACAAAAAAAATAGGACTAAAATAGCCCTATCTTTAAAATAAATAATAAAATTTAAAAAATGATTACCGTAATGTCTTTTCTAAACTATCGCAATTCACTTCCACCAGCACCGTTTTATGTTTCATAAACCCGACCTTGATTTTTTGCGGAACTTTACAAATCAAACCATTCTTATATCTTTCTATCGCTTTGGCTTTTGCCTTAATATCTTTGCTCTGCTCCTGTACTAATATCTGAAATAATGAATCGTTGGTCTTCTTTGCTTGTATCGTTTCATCAAGCATCCTTTGCGTATCATTAGCCCATTTGTTCAATTTTGCCTTATGAACAATTAACGTGTCTCTTTCGATTAACAATTTTTTGTACTTTCTGTTGTTGACTGTGGTATAATTCCAAAAACTAAAAAAACTAATAATTATAAATATGCCAATAGCGATATTGGTAATTACTTTACTCATTTTTAAATAATTCCAAATCATGTCTTTTTAAATTTTTTGATGTAACAAATTGTGCGAACCACAAAGAAAACTGTTGCTGCAATCCTACTCAATATCAATAACCCTAAATCAATATCTTTCAAATCTGCCAATGCTATGATTCCGAACAATATAATCGATGCATATTCCCATAACCTTGATTCCATTATTTACTTTTATCGCAATTATAAACCGCTTTCTTTAAAGAATCTTTATTTACACCTTCTTTTACTGATTCTTGTATTACTGCCTTAATTATGCCCTCTGACCTCTTATATTTGTTTTGGTAGTGAATCATACTACCCAACGACAAAACTATTAACAGAATCGAAACAAACACCAAATAAGTATCTTCGCTAATTAGCTTATTCATTATTTTCTCCATTGCCTATGGTTTTAATTACACTGTCCTTAAATGCTAATATTATATCCCAAGTAAATTGTGCAATGGATCCCATACCTAAGCCAACCAATAACTCTGGAAGATTAAATCTCGATGAAATAAAAGGTGTGCTGATATACGCTAAAATAGCACCCAATGTTATTGATGCAACCCAGTACCAAACTGGCTCTTCTTTGCTTTTGACTTTCTTTCTAAATTCGCTTACTTTTCTCGAACCAATGGCAATGGCTTGACCGCCTGCCCCGACAATAGCATGAGCAATGTTATATTCAGCTAAAAATGCAAATGTAGTTGCCGGTACACTTAACGTAATAAACGCATCTACCAACTTGCCAAATACCTGCTCTTTTGTTACCATTTATTTTAACTCTTTAAATTCGAAGTGCATACCAAAAATAGGTCTTTTATGTTTTATGGACCAGCTAACAGAACCTGAACCTAAGTTTAATTTTCTTGATGCTTCAGATTGTGAACCATAAATCACTCCAGTTTCTACACAAATAACAGACATGCTTCTATTATGGTCTTTTCCAAATTTGCCTTTATAATGCAAAGGTTTATATTTCTTTAATCCCATACTATATGCATGTTTAATGTTTTCAGACTGTGTATTCCATTCTAAATTTTTTAAACTAATATCTGTTTTAATTCCGTTTTTATGATTAACAAAATCTTTGCCTTTTACATGAGGAATAAATGCAAAAGCTATCGCCCTGTGAGTAAAATAACTTTTATTTCTAATATTGACAAAATAATAGCCACTATTTGATATAGATTTTTTTAATATCTTACCTTTTGGGCTTTTTATGTCTCCGTATTTATTTACCAAATAATCTTTTGGCAAGTAATTTGTTTGTATAAAATTTTCCATTTACAAATATACAAAATAAATATTAGCTATAAATGCATTCAGGAAATTATTGTAAGTGCAATATTTCCCAATGCATTGCATCAAACCCTTTTTCTTTCCCTTGATTTATAAAGCCATTTTTATAGTAAATATCTATCATCGGCTTATATTCCTGTTTAAAAAATTGTGAATTTTTCCACGTCATTTTCAACCCGTTCTTAATTGGGTTTAAATCTTCTGCAATGCCCCAGCTATGCCTTGACCAATCCGAACCACCTCGCATTTTCCTAAAGTTATAACACCCACCAAAAATATCAATCTCCAGCCTTTTAATTTCCTCAATGCCGTAATGCTCCAATATCTCGGTGTGAATCTTTTGAAATACTGGAGCAACTAATTTGTGACATTGCATCTTATTGGTAAGTGCCTTTAAATCCCAAGCAATACGCCTTGAATATGGCATAGTGACAGTGATTAAGTTTCTGTCATCTCCTGCTTTGCCAAAGATTGATATTATTTGTTTGGTACTTAGCATTATTCAGGTACAATTATAATATTACCGATTAAATTTTCTGCTGCCCATTTGGCATCTACTTGTCCTCCGTTTTGTAGGCTTATAACCTCTCCTTTAATATTACCAATATCGTTGATATTAACATAAAAGAAATTTCCTTCAAACTCTTTGTTTAAAAAAACATCCAATGCCTCTTCTTCATCCTTGCTTTCCTTTTCTTTAGAAATTTTCTTTATCTCATTTTCATCAGCAATAATCTTTTCAGCTATTTGCGATTGGTTTTTTCTTAACTGCAATGCCGTTAATAATCCCACTTGATTAGAATAACTTAACAAGCTTGCAATGATACACTTTTCTTTTGCTTCTCTGTTTGTCATAAATTAAATTTTAGTTTCTACAAAAGTAGCATTTAAATTTGATTTTAGTAGAACGTAACCATACATTGAAGCCAATTTTTCGGCATTTAATTCTATTTCGTCAAGTGTTCCATAATCAAGACCTTTTAAAATAGATTTAACATTAAGCGTTGCCTCCTCTTCTGTTTCTCCTCCTGCTACTAATTTCTGAACCAAGTCATTGCTTGAAAAATACCTTGCGTTATAAAGCGAGCCTGAATCTTGCACAAATGCAATCCATAAATCCCTTACTTTAAATTCGTTTCTGCTGTATTCCACTGCTGAAACTGCACTGCACATTATGCCGACTATTGTTCTTGTTTCTCCTACCTCGTCAGTAAATGACTTTGGCTCTACATCCCAAATGTACCCCATGGTTTTTTTGTTTAAATTACTAAATAATTTCTTGAATCGATTGGACTTGTATAAACTTGTACTTTTTGCATTACAAAAGCATTTTTGCTTGTATCATAAGAAAATAAAACTTTATCACCTAAGGCAGGTGTATAAGGTTCAGCCCAGAAGTCAGAATAAGCTAACTTAAAAGGTGTACCATTTATATTTACAAATCCATTTGAGTATGGATATCCAACATTAATATTATTACCTAACAAGTCTAAATCTGACCCAGCTTTTAATTGTAATTTGTTTCCAGTAGTAGAATTAAATGACAGTACATCAAGCAAATGAATAATATTTCCTTTTAAAGTTCCTGAATTATTTTTAAAGTGTAAATATGGATTTGTTTCACTGTTTTGAAGATTAAAAGTTTTCTCAAAAGAAGTACTTCCAGCTGCTAAAACTTGGTCAATATTGCCAATGCCACCGCTTGGTATTGCTTGCTTACCAAATAGCCCATCGTTGTCAACAGTTACCATTTGTAAACCTGCACCACCTAATTCGTTAACTCTAAAATAACCATCTGAAACCAAAACGCCAAAACTACCTCTTGCTTGAAGTTCTAAATTTCCATTAACTGATTCAATAAATCCAAGCCCACCTGATGCACCGATGTTAAAATTAGAACTTGAGGCTGTAATTGAAATATACCTATTGTCTTTCCATGTAAATCCAGCACTTCCACTTAATACATTAGTTAAACTTCCAAAACCTATTTGTGTACTTGCTAAAGTACCACCTGATATAGTTGTCCAAGTTGGATTTGCTGATGATCCTTGACTGGTTAAAACTTGTCCTGCAGTTCCATAATTTCCGTTTAGCCCAATCTTAAATTCAAAATTATGATTGTTTTTTGAAATAACCGTAGTTCCATATAAATTCAAACTTGTGCTTGGTACATCAATCCAATAAGCCCCTGCTACATTACCCATAAGCATATATCCTGTGCCACCATCGATTTTAAGGTTACCTGTTAAATGTAACTTGGTATCTGGTACAGAATTGCCAATTCCAATATTTGTTCCATTGTCAAATATTTGAGAATTACTAATGCCTCCACTTGTATTTGACCATTTTGTTACAAAATTAGCCACCCCTGTGTTGTACGGTAAATATCTTGTAGTTCCTAATAATGCGGTTAAATCAGAAACTACAACCGCTGTGTTGCCTGTTACCCTTCCTTTTGTATCAATAGTAATTTTCCTAAAGTCGCCTGTATTTGCTTGCGTTACAGTTGCCAAAGTTGCTGCTACACTACCCGACCCACTTGCTGTTACATCTCCTGTAAGTGCTGTAATGCCTCCTGTTGGCAATGTCGCCCAAGTTTGGTCACCTCTTAAATAAGTACTTGCTGATGCTGTGCCTGATGCCAAGCGAGCTGTTGCAATGACACCCGAAACAATATCTGTGGCTGCGTGTGTGTGTGCTGATGGTGCAAACGTTGCAGGTACTCCAGTAAGTTTTGACCAAGCTAATGATGTAATCCATGACGGGTTTGAATAAAGTACTGAAGTTAAAACGAATCTTTCATCTGATTCCGTTTTTGTATAAGCATCCGTTATGGCATACCCTGCCAATGTTGTCGGGTTTGTTCCTGCGGTTACTCGTCCATAGGTATCAACTGTTACACTGCGATAAGTTCCTATTGTAACCAAACCGCTTTTTTGGTTTATAACTCCGAACCCATTAATCTCCATTGTTGTGCCAACAGCAACAAATCCTAATTGGGTTGTGGTAGCCCTAAAGTCAATTAAGTTTCCAGAATGGACAAAAGTATTAGTGTCTAAACTCCAAGTGTTTGCTGCAGTTTTTCTTAATATCCCATTAGTACCTGTTAATGCTCCAATGGCTGTTAAGTCAGCATCTAAACCTTGATACCTTCCATCCGATTCTGTCTTGGTATAAGCATCCGTTATGCCATAACCTGATATAGTTGTCGGGTTAGTTCCTGATGTTACTAATCCTTTTGCATTGATTGTAACACTTCTGTACGTTCCTGCGGTGGCTACATTTGCAAGTGTCAAAGCTATTGATGTAGTTCCTGACCCAGTAGCATCACCAGTTATTGATATGCTTTGGTTTGCCGTTAAATAACTATTTGTATCTAATGACCATGTATTTGCTGCGGTCTTTCTTAATATTCCACTTGTTCCTGCTAATCCAGCTATTGAGGTCAAATCTGCATCAAGCGGTTGATACGTTGTTGATGCCGTACTTGCTAATAAATACCCTGCACTTGCATGATTACCCCAGCCAAATGCCGTATTCCAATTAGCTGAATTGTTAGTAACATAAGTTATTGTTCCAGCAGTTGATAATACTAATCCTGTTCCGCTTAATGTGGCTTGTTTACTATCTAATGCTGTTTGTAATCCTGATGTCTTAGCAATGCTTAAAGCGGCATCGGCTATTGCTGTGGTTATTGCAGTCGTTCCCGAACCTGTTACTATACCACTTAGCGTAATCGTTTGATTGCCCGAAATCCTCGCGTTTATCTGACCTTGCAACTTCTCCAAAGCAACCTCCAAAGAATCTGTATTAAGTACACTTGAATTTTCACCTGTAACAAAACCACTAACTATTTGAGCATAAAAATCAGTAATTCCATACCCCGAAACCGTTGTTGGGTTTGTTCCTGCGATTACCAAACCTTTGGCGTTAATTGTAACGCTCCTATAAGTGCCTGCTGTTACTACGTCTGCCAAAGTCAAAGCCCCTGACACATCGGCACTTCCATTAAAAGTAACCGACCAAGTGCCATCGCCAGTCATTGCGATGTTTCTTGCAGTAGCTAGTAACCCTGCCGAACCTGTTGTGTTTTGGTTTAATGTTGGGATATCTGATGCAATTAAGTTTGTTGCCGCAGTAACTAGCCCTTTTGCATTAACTGTTACCTTTGTAAATTGCCCAACGTTGCTATTAACTGTTGCTAATGTCAATGCAATCGTACCTGTTCCCCCACTTCCACTCACATCACCTCCAAACGTGTGTGCATGGTCTCCAACTGCCGCAGTTGTGGAAGTTACTCCATAAGCCACCGACAAATCACCTGTGCCATTAATTGAAAGCCCTGTGCTTATTTTTACACCTCCAAGTATCGAAGCCGTAGCAACTGGCAATGTAAATGAACTTGGTATGCGTTGCCAAATAGTGCCATTGTAATAAACTTCATCACCAACTGCAAAAGTTAAGCCGTTCCAAGTGCCTGCTACGGTTACAATATAAAACTGCCCTGCTACTCCTGTTCCGTCTGCTATTGTTGGCGTGTTTGTATTTGCGTTCCATGTGCCTAAATAACCGCTTGTATTAAGCGTAACCCATGAAGCATTTCCATTTGCGTCCGATTGCAAAACTCTCCCTGCTGCTGCTCCCGAAGTCATCCTAAAGTTAGTCGTTGCAATCGTTCCAGCCACGTCTAATTCTACCGCTGGAACTGTTTTGTTTATACCGATTCCAACGTTTCCTCTAAAATAGTTTTGAGCAGTACCATCCATGAATGCATTCCAGCGTCCAGTGCCAGCAGGGATATTACCTCTAAAACCATAATTGGCAAATGAAGCCCCAACAAGTGTACTACCAGCTAAAAAAGCAGTTTGAACCGTTACCGAACTTCCTGCACCTATCGTTCCTTGTGTAGCATCAAAATGCCTTATTTCTGGTAAAGTAAAAGCAGTTGGTTGTGTATTTGCAAATGACCTAAAATACCAAGCAGCCCCTGTAACATCACTTTGAATTTGCCCATCTGAATAATTTGCGTAAGAAAATCCACTTGCTCCACCAGTTATTGTTTTACTATTTCTAATTCCATGTCCAGCCAAAGCCGTTGTACCAATCCCCAAACTACCTGCCATGTGATTTGGTGCAGTACCGACCATAAATAGATTCCACCTATTGTTTCCAGATGCAATCGTACCTTGAAATCCATAAACATTCGTAAAACCAGCAGAAGTAGCAGCAGCTCTATAATTTACGAAATTTGTTCCTGTCCCAGAAATAGTACCTATATTCGATTCATAAACTATCAATGTAGGCAATGCAAAGTTAGCCTGATTGACAACTGCTCTAAACATAAAAGCACTGTTCGTTACATCGCTTTGTATTTGACCACTCGACCTAATGCCTGATGCATCTACTCCGCCTGTGATGTTTTTAGTAACCAAAAGAGAATTACCTCCAACCGCTCCGCCACCAATTATGACATCGTTTGTAAACCTCGCCCCACCTGCTACATCTAATTTTTGCGTTATTGTTGTTGTACCTATACCTACATTGCCAAATTGGTTTATTTGCATGAAATTATTTGACCTTCCTCTTATGAAATTAAGAGTTCCGTTCAAACCATTTGTAATATCCCAAAAATTGGCGTTTGTATTAAAAATAGAAATACCTACATCATTACCTCCATGAATTTCTAATTTTTGAGTTGGGCTTGGCGTACCAATTCCAACATTAACCCCATTGTCAAAAATCTGCGAATTAATTAACCCTCCCGTTGCATTTGACCACTTGGTCACAAAGTTTGTCGTTCCGGTTCCTGATGATAACCCTAACTCCGCATAAGTCTTGTTCTTCCATAAACTTGTACTTGATTCGTAAGCTAATAGGTTATTGTTCGCCAACGTACCAATCGCTACATCGTGAATTTCGTCAAGTTCAAATCCGTTTTGGACTTTTACAAATATTACTCCAAGTGTTGCATGGCTTCTTAAACAAAATCCAACTACCACCATGTGATTGGGTGCTGATGGCTTTGTTGTTGTCATACCTCCTGCAACTGTCGGGCTTAAATATATCGTTGCACCTTCGGCAAATGCGGAGGTGTTTATACCTTCAATATTTCCAAACGTTATACAAAATGCTTTACCTCCACCCGTTACGGTTTCCGCTATAATACCAAATGTTTTACTGCTTGTACTCTCTGCGTTTGCCTGTGCTAATCTTACGGTCTTATTAGTGCCATCACTTCCTGCTGTATAAACAACCGTTCCCTTTGTTAGCCCTGCATTGTCGGCACTCTTGACATAAACGATTGAACTTTGACCTAAACGGTAATTAACATTCCCGCCTTTTAAGCCAAATTCTAATGTCCCAAAAGTATCGTTCCAAATAGTTTTAGCAACGCCAACAGTTTGAGCCGTTGCTACGTTAAACTGAACCGCTCCAACGTCTAATCTATTGTCTAAAAGGTCTAATCCTGTGGACTTAATTTGTCCAATATTAATATTGTTCCTGATTATGTTAAAATCAAAGTTATCAAGCGTTCCCAGCTTCTTTGTCGCTACCGTTGCCGTATTTCCCTCTTGTAACCAAGCTAAATCCTCAATATCTTCTAATAAAGCATAAGTACCATCTTTTGCTGGCTTTATTAGCGTGAAATTGCCTTCCGTATCTTCTGCAACGTCTTGAATGCTTCCATCGCTTGCCGTCCTTAAAAATACGTCAGTTGAATATAATCTGCTGATTCTAAAATCTTGTCTAAGACTTAAACTCTTTTGCCCATCGGCTAAGGTATTAATTTGAATATTCTTGTCAACAAACTTTAAATTAAGGTTGTCTCCATACTTCCTATTCATATCAATATCAACTTGATTAAGAATAGAATCAATATCTAAATTAACATCCGAATCGTAAACTGGTAGTTCCTCAATCGTATCAGCATTAACTCCTAATCCGATTGTTTTAATATTTGCCTGCTTTAATTTATAGTTGTATTCGTAATTATGTATTCTGTGCTTTTCGCCATCAATATCTAATAAGTCTCCAAACTCAATATTGGCAATTACTGTACCTTGATAAAACTTTTGTCTTTGTGATAAAACACTCAAATAAGAATCAGCAATAAATTCTTCAATAGGTAAAGAATTGTACAGTGTTATTGGCTTTGTTGTTGATCCGTTAAAAAACAAAGAATCATAAGCAACCGGAAACGATGGATAACCTACACCAAGTTTTATCGTTAAATCTCCACTTCTATCTTTTTGACTTACAACCCCGAACTTTTTTGTAAAACCATTAAGGGAATTATTATTAATTTCCTCTGCTGTTATATGAATATAATCTATTTGAGTTGTTAAATCTAAAGCTGGTAAACCTGCTGGTATATCATCTCCCAACCTTTCTGGTCTAAATACCCTAACGTAAATTTTATAAGGCAAATTAGAAACTGCATCAAGATATGGAAATGGCATAAATTCACCATAAACTGGTATGACGTTTGAAAGAACTGGAGGTGTGTCCGGTAAAAGAAAAGGAACTTGTGGGATTGGTATTACCTCTTCAACACCATCTTTAAAGTTTGCAGCATAAATCGGAGTGCCTACACCTTCAACTGCTCTATACCAACTTGACTCGTTTGTTAAATAATAAAAATTGGCATCTAAGTCTTGAACGGCTATTATTTGAAGCCTTAAATTTTTTATAAAACTACCTTTTGTAGATTTAAATTTAATCTTTAGCTCTTGTTTAGGTGTAAGTTCAAAACTACTTTTAAAAGGAAAATATGTTGTTGGAGGACTTTGAGCATAAGAACCATCAACTTCTGGATTAAACAAAGTATTTCCAAGATTTGTCAAATAGCCATTTGTAATCTCAAAAATTGCAGCCCCGAAACCCTCAAAAGTCCAACCTGTCGGATTATCAAAGCCTGAATTTGGGTTTAAACTTCTTGATATGGATTTAGTCTTTTCAATCGTTACGCTCTTTTGGCTGAACATAAGACCAAAATCTCCACCTGCTATCCTTGTTACGCTTTCATCTGGTCTTGTGTACGTTGTGCTTGCTTGAAGAACTCCAGCATTGCTGTAAGTCCTTTTTACGCTATTTACTTTTGATATTTCTGCAATATTTTTAATATCCCATCTTCCATCTGTAAACGTAAATTGTCCGTATTGCTGAATTATGCTATTAATAACATCGTAACAACTTAGCCCCTCAAAGAACTTATCTTCTATAAACGATTCGTAATAGTATGGCTTATTTAAATCTGCATCCCTTAAATCTACATTATCAACTACTGAATATCCAAAGCTATTGACGTATGGAATATTATTAATACATTCTATAATTACATCTAATAATTTCTTTCTTGTTCCCGATGGTAAAAAAGTTATAGTTTTTAAATTTACCAATCCACATTCAGCACTTAAATTAACAGAATAAATCCCATCATTTAAATCTGAATCCGAACCTTCAAAAGGCACAATAATAGCATTGTATTGCAAAACAGTATTCTTGTAAACAACCGCTACCGCATCTCCATAATTTTGACCGGTAAAGTCAACCGCATGGAACGAAGCATTTGAAATGGCTTCAATGCTAATAACTGATGGAACAATTCCACCGAGATATTTCTCGCCAACGTCTTTGTTGTAGGTTCGTGTTAGTGGATTACCTCCTGCAATTAATTCTGTTGCTGTGCCTGCAAAACCTTCGACCCAAATTTCTACTTTGTAATCGTCTGCGTCAATATCTGAAAACTCAAAGAAATATTTTAATGCCTTAGCCATTTGCTCTATTTACGTTATTTAATACCCCTACTAATGTATTACCTTGAATCTCGAATTTTACGGTGTTGTTAAATCCTGATGGATTTTGAAATGGTACAATATTCCTTGCTCCTGTTGATGTACTAACAGAACTGTTAGAATTGTTACCAATAGCAGAACCTCCGCCCATTAATGCACCCCCTAAAGCAATCAAACCAAGACCTGATTGTATTTCTTTTTCTGCAAAAGGAGCTCCAGCAATTGAACTACTTAATCCTAAACCTATCGCTAAAAGAGCACTACCCATAGATATTGCCATTTGACCCAATGACTTCATAAAAGACGATAATACTTTCTTAAAGTCAAATTTAATATCTTTACTGAACATTGATTCAAAAATTCCTGAAAAAGTATCACCTAAACTGTTTGAAACAATAGCCATTACTCCTTTAAGTACATCTCGCATTTTAAGGAAACTTTCAATCATTTCTGATTCTGCATCACTAATACCATCTTTCCAATCTATTTTTAATTTCTCAAAAATTTTCTGATTACTTGGGAACTCTGGTAAATTTAATTCGCTAAATCTTGACCTTAAATTATTCCAATTATTTAATAAAAAATCGCTCAATCCTCCAATCTCTTGACCTAAGTCGCTTTTTAATCCTGTAATATTTAATGATTGTTCTTCGCTAAAGTTTAAAGATATAGGATTTACTGCTGGCAAATCTTCTAAGCTTAAAACTTTCTCCATTTCTAAAGCATATTCTCTTTCTTTCTTTAGCCTTTCAGAAAACTGCTTATCCCTTTCCCTCATCTCATCGGAGTGCATTTTTTTAAATGCTTCAAGTCTTTTATAACCAGCATCTTTTATTTGCTTCTCTGTAATTCCTGTTTTAACTTTGCCGCCTGTTTTTCCTGTAAAATCAAGTAAGCCAGTCATGGAGACATTAGCTTTTTTTACTTCTGCAACAAATTTTTGTATGCTTTCTCCAAAACCTATATTATTAATTGCATCAGAACGCTTTACAAGTTCTTCTTGCAATTCCATTAAGCGATTGTTTGTCCATTCGTTACCGTTGATTATCCTTAAAAGTCTAACCATTGTCCGTTCAAAATTATAAAACTCTCTATTAAGAGTATGTAAATTTGTCTTTAGTGTAGAAAAGTTTTCACTTGCACCATAAGCAAGAGCAGCAATTAAAGCTATTACTGCTATGATTGGAGCATTAAGTGCTGCAATAGCAACACCTATTGTTTTAACTGCCGTTATTAATGCTCCTATTGCCACTAAAGTTGGTCCAATTGCAGCCACAAAAACTGAACCTATAATTATATTTTTCTTTGTTTCACTGTCTAATTTAGCAAACTCTTTCATAAAATTATTTACAAGAGTTATTCCTTTTGTAAATGATGGTAAAACAGTTGTTCCAAAAGTGTCTCCTATTTCTTTTAACGATTCTCCAAACATTCTCATTTGGTTTGCCGCACCTCCTCCAGTTCTTGCAAAATCACCTTGTGAATTTGTGGTGTTTGCCAATACATAATTATACCTAAGTAAAACCTTTTCAGCCTGTGTTAAATCTTCTGCATTTCCTTTGAATCCTTTTGATAAAGCATAAGCCTTTAAATTGGCTTCTGTCATTACTATTCCTAAAGTTTTAAGAGATTCTGTTTCGCCTGTGAATATGCCTTTTAAGGCTGCTCTATGCCTATATTTTTAAATGAAGCCAAATCTGCAGCTAAGCCTACTAAAGAAGTCGATAAACTTGCGGCTTGTTCTTGCGTTAGACCCATAGAAGTCGACATATCTCCATAAGTCGAAGCCATGTCCATTGCTGAACCTTTAGCGATACCGAATTGAGTTAATGATGTACTTGCAAATTCTTTTACCGCATCCGCTGATTTGCCAAAAGCAACCTCGACCTTATTAGTAGCTTCTTGTGAATCGGAAGCTAACTTAATCATTTGCTTGCCAATCAAAAGCAAAGGTGTGGTAATCGCCAATGACATTGCCGAGCCTATGCTGGTCATTTTTTTACCAAACTCTTCAAATTTTTTGCTTGCTGAATTTAAGCCATTATTTAACCCATCAACATCTACGCCTATACTAACCTCTAAATCTGCCGCCATTATTTTAACATGTTTTTAAATAAATCAATACTTGCACTTTCATTATGTTGGATTCTGCTATCTAAATTTAAAGGTTTAATCTTTTCTGGTGTTATTGGTTTGCATCCCATACTTGTATTATTAATCATCGTCATTAATTCCCTTGTATGCACCCATTTTAATTCCTCTCTTCTGTTATAACCCTCTCTAAGCATAAAGAACTCGAACAAAGTAAGCTCAATTATTTCACTTCCTTTTAGTCCGAGTTCCCCGTAACAAAATAATAAAATGTCAAAGTGACTTTCCTTTATGCTTTCACCTTTGTTTTTTTTTGTTCAACTTTTGCGAAACCTGAAAATAAAGCCGTTGTCATAATAGCAATATTACTTTCGTTTAAAAGCCCTTCTACGTCAATTAACAGAAACGTTTCTTTTTGCGACAAAGTATATTCTTCCTTTTTGTAAACAGAATAATTAACTGCAGCAAAATAAATTAATGACATAAAATTTTTCATTAATTGAATCGTGTCCGTATTGTCTCGCAAAGATTCCTCAAACTGACTAAATGACAATTTTCTGTCTTCGCAAAAATCCATAATTGCCATCATACCAAATAGGCAAGTTAGTTTAACTTCTCCCTCGCTATTTTTGAACTCTACTAATCCCTTCATATTATGCTGCTACTGTTGAAATAGTCGGACTTCCTGTTGGAGTTAAATCACAAGTAAATGTCGCTGCTTCATCCTGTCCAAATGTCAAAGGTACACTTGTAACAAAGCATGCCCATTGATAAGTTGTATCTCCTGTGGTTGTGGTCTTAAACTTAACAGTTAACTGTGTACCATTAACCAAAGCATCTACCAGTTGATCCACTTGGTTTGTGCCTGAATAATTCACCATTCCACTAATAGAAATTGAACCTTCTTTTAATCCAGCTATTACTTCTCTCCAACCGTTTGAATCTTTGGTTGTAGTGTCTATTGGCGACATCGTGAAACTAATTTCACTCGAATCTGTATCCGTTATTAAGGTTTCTGTTCCACCTGAAACGGTGTAAACCTTCATGTCTTTCCCGTTAAATTTTCCGCTTGGCATTGTATTATATTATTTTTCAAAAAATTTATGTTGCAAAATTGCTACTGTCCTGTAATTCGTTTCACTATTACCATCATTGAACCCATCAAAACTACCACTTAATTCTAAACTGACAAAATTAAATATTGTACTTGTTAAATTAATTGTGTCTCTGCTTGGATTAACGATTGTTAAAACTGCGTTTAATATATCGTCCGCTTGTTTCCTGCCTCCATACGTTGGTATAACCTCTGTATTAACTTCTATATTTAACGTTGCAGTTCCTCCAAAATTGTCCTTTGTGTTTTGGTCTTCAGTCTGAACGTATGAACCTAAAATTATAAATGGTCTTGGTGAATTAATCGGTGCTTCCATGTCGTAAACTTTTACAACTTGTC